CCGATGTGAGGAATCAGCTGGTTTGAGACAGTTGGGGCGCCCGGGACTTGGCGCGAAAAATCGTTATGTGGCGGGATGTTAGGCGCCAATCAGCCAGCGCTGGCGGTTTGAGACAGTTTCGGGCCAAACCAAGTTATCCACAGGTTTGAATCAGCTGGTTTGAGACACCGCGAGCGCCGCGTTTTGAGCGTTTGAGGATCGTTTGAACGCGGCACAGGCGAGCGATGCACGCCTTCGTCGAGGCCAGCTCATGGTCATCGGGGGCGGCCAGGGGCGCCTTGCCGAAGCTGCGCTCGATATGTGGCAGGTAGCCGTCTTCATCGCCCAGATGGCGCCTTCAGCTGGCCTTGATGAAGACTATCTGGCGGTCGAGCCAGGCCGGTTTGCGCCTTGCTTGGGTCTGCAGGCGGTCGATGCGGGCGCGCCTGGAGCGCAGCCAGGCGCAGGCTTCATCGAAGCGGCCGGCGGGCAGCAGGTGGTAGCTGGTTACGCAAAATTTCCTTTGAAAACAAGACCATGCAGCTGCCCATGTGAGTGGCTTGGCGCGGGCGCTGGCGGTGTTGTGGGCGGCGATCCAGTCCTTGATGAGGCGGCGCAGTTCGAGCTTCTGGGCTTCGGTGAGTTCGGATGCGCGCGGATCGATGACGTTGCGCCGGCGGATGACGGGTGCGTGGATGACAATGTTGCCGTGGCCGACGATGTTATGGTGGCCGGTGATCCTGACGGCTGGCGGCCGATCTGATGGCGCGGCCTGGCGCACAAGCTCGATGAGCTTGCCCTTCCTGTCCTCCTTGCGGTCTTGCATGGCTCCTCCGTGCTGAAGAGGTGAAAGTTCTCCTTAAGCTTTGACCTGAACTATGGCAAGTTCGAACGCAAACTTGCCATAAAAACTTGCCATAGTTCGGGCGCGAACTTGCCATAGTTCGGGCGCGAACTTGCCATAGTTCAGGCCACTCTTCTGAGCAGTTCCACGACGTTTGACCGGCTGGCGGCGGGTTCGGCCAGCAGCTCGTAGGCCAGCAGGATGGCCTCGGCTTTCCTTTCCGGCGGCAGGCGCTTGCCGGCCAGCCCCTCCTCGATGACTTCGATGGCCGCCTGAAGGCGGGCACGGTCAGTCAGTTCGGACGGCGGCCGCTCTCTGCGGCCGGTGAGGATGTAGGTGACGTCTGCGCCGGCCTGGAATGCTCGATATAGGTAAGCCGCGTCAGGCGCTCGATCGCCCTTCTCGTAGTGGATTTCGGCGAGCTTTTTCACCCCGCACTTTTCGGCGAACACCGTTTGGCTTAGCCCAAGACGCTCTCGCTCTTCTCGCAAGCGGGCGCCTATGGCTTGCAAAAACATACTTTCGCCTCTTGACAGGGTATTCGTTTGAATACCAAAATTCGCCCATCGCAACCAAACCTAGACAGGTGAAGTGTGGCACGAGACGCGCGTTATGAGCAGAGGCTGGCGGAGGTGCGGTCCCGCTTCCGCCGCGTCGGCGTCACGGTCCCCAAGGTGGCGCGTGAGATGGGTGTGCATCCAGAGACGGTGCGGCGGGTGCTCAAGGGGAAGCTGGTGGGCAACCGCGGCGACGCCCACAAGGTGGCCGTGCTTCTGGGCCTGAAGGATGGCGTGGTGACGCCGGAAGGCACGTCCGCGGTGGAGGCGCTGCGGATGGCGGCGAAGCGTGATCGCGCGGCATGAGCGCGCTGCAGCATGGTTCCTGGGAGCGCGGCCGTGCAGTTGGTTGACCTGGCCACCATCGCCGAGGCGGTGGGCGTTGCTGAAAAATCGCTGAGGAACTTCTGGGTTTCATCTCCGGTCTGGCCGCCGCACCACGACCGCGCCGGTCTGGGCGGGGCCAAACGCTGGCGGGTCGAGGATCTTCCGAAGTCCTTTGTCAGGCGCGGCAGGACCATCGATGTCCGCGACCGCGTCATCACGCATCTGGTGCTGCGCTCGGAGCGGCAAGAGCCCGCACGGGACGCTGAGGCCAGGTGCCAGACCGATGTCTCCTCCGCAGCCGCCGCCATGGCGGCTCTCCCCGCGGCCGCCGTCACGGCCGCCTTGCCGCCCGCTGCCGCTAACGGGGCGGGCGGCTCTTCTATTCATGTGGCGGCGGCGCAAAACGCCGCCGGCAAAACACCCCGCCGCAGCGGGCGGGCCTACGACGCCGAGGCGCTGTGGGCGTGGTTCGCCTCGCGCCCGGCGGCGATCCAGGACGAGGGCAGGCGCCGCGCCGGCATCTGCGCGCAGGTGCGCGCGCTCATCGATGCGGGTATTCGCGCGCGTCGCGCCATCGCCGAGGTCGCCCGCGCGAGCGGAACTGCCGAGGGGACGGTGCGCCGGTGGTGGTACGGCGATGGCGCGATCCTCGGCGCGGCGCATGTCGCTGCCGCAGACTACGCCCCGGCGCTGGCCCCCCGCTACTCCGGATGTGACGACTGGGCCGAGATGAGCGAGGCGGCCTGGGAGTGGATCAAGACCGACTGGCTGCGCCCCGAGAAGCCGTCGCTGCGGTCCTGCTACCGCAGGCTGCTGCGCGCCGCCGCGGAACAGGCGTGGCAGGTGCCGAGCTACGCCACCGTGCAGCGGCGCATCGCCGCGCTGCCGTGGCAGATCGTGGTGCTCGCCCGCGAGGGTGAGGAGGCGCTCAAGCGCCGGCTGCCGCACGTGACTCGGCTGCGCGGCAGCCTGCACGCACTGGAGGCCGTCTGCGCCGACGGCCACACCTTTGACCTGCTGGCGGAGCTGCCGTCCGGCGGCATCGGGCGGCCGGTGCTGGTGGCCTGGCAGGACATCTACAGCGGGAAGATTCTCGCCTGGCGCGTGGGCGAGACGCTCAACCAGCACATCGTCAGGCTCGCCTTCGGGGAGATGATCGAGCGCTACGGCGTGCCCGATCACGCCTTCCTGGACAACGGCCGCGAGTTCGCCAACAAGTGGCTCACCGGCGGCGCGCCGACGCGGTTCCGCTTCCGCATCCGCGAGGATGATCCGATCGGGATCTTCGGGCTGCTTGGCGTGGCGGTGCACTGGACCACGCCCTACCACGGGCAGGCGAAGCCGATCGAGCGTGCGTTCCGCGATCTCTGTGAGGAGATCGCCAAGCATCCAGCCGCCGCCGGGGCCTATACGGGCAATTCGCCCGTGGCCAAGCCCGACAACTACGGCAGCAGGGTCCTGAAGTGGGACGAATTCGTTGCTCTGGTGGATGAGGGCATCCGCGAGCACAACGCCCGCACTGGGCGGCGCACCGAGACCGCGCGCGGACGCTCCTTCGACGAGACGTTCGCCGAGTCGTATCAGCGCTCGGTGATCCGCAGGCCGACGGCGGAGCAGAGAAGGCTCTGGCTGATGGCCGCAGAAGGGGTCGCGGTGCGCGACACCGGGCACGTGGCCATCCTGGGCAACCTGTACTGGGGCGAGCAGATCGCGGCGCTTGCCGGCTGCAAGGTCGTGGTGCGCTTCGACCCGGACCGCCTCGATCAGCCGGTGCACTGCTACACGCTCGACGGCGCCTACATCGGCGAGGCGGCCTGCACGCAGGCGCACTTCATGGATGCGGAGGCCGCCAAGCAGCACGCCCGCGCCAACCGCAGCCGCATCCGCGCCGCGCGCGCGCAGCTCGAGGCGGAACGCCGCATGAGCCTCATCGAGGCGCTCAGGACGCTTCCGCCACGCGACGAGCCTGCGCCGCGGAGGCCGGCAGCCGTGCGCGCCATGACCGGCGTGCGCAATGGGCGCGCGGAAAGCGTCGACCGCAACGTGACGGCGCAGGAGCGTGCCGTGCTCGCCGCGCTGGACCAATGGGCCACCACAAAGAGGGTGGCCGGAGGACCGTAGGGAGTTTTCGCGGCGGTGCAGCGCCGCGATGAGGCCGTTTGCGCGGAGGTGCAGGGCCGCGCAAACGATGTTTGAAACGACAACGCAGGAGGAATGATGCCACAACTTGCCGTAGTGCAAGAACAGACACAGCCCGAGGAGGTGATCGCCCGGCTGCGCAAGGAGATGGAGTCGCGCTCCATCTCGCAGGCGCAGGCGGCGCGCGAGATCGGGGTTTCGCCGACCACGCTCACGCAGCTGCTCGGCGGCACCTACCCGGCCGATCCGACGCGGCAGATCCAGCGCGTGCAGCGCTGGCTGGAGCTGCAGCAGGAGCAGCGCTCGCAGCCGCAGATGCCGGCGGCGCCGGCGTGGATCGCCACGCCGACGGCCGAGCGCGTGATCGCCGCGCTCGGCTATGCGCAGATGGCCGGCGACATCGCGGTCATCTACGGCGGGGCGGGTCTGGGCAAGACCACCGCCGCGCGGCAGTACGCGCAGCGCTACCCGAACGTATGGCTGGCCACCATGTCGCCCGCGACCGCCGGCGTCACCACGGCGCTGGAGGAGGTGTGCCTCGCGCTGGGGATCCGCGATCTGCCGCAGGGGGCGGCGCGCATGCAGCGCGCCATCGTCGCCAGAGTCGCGGGCACCGGCGGGATCCTCGTGGTCGATGAGGCACAGCACCTGACGGTCGCGGCACTGGATGCGCTGCGCGCCGTCCATGATGCCACCGGCGTTGGCCTTGCGCTCGTCGGCAACGAGGCCGTCTACGCCAGGATGACCGGCGGCACACGGGCCGCGTACCTGGACCGGTTGTTTTCCCGGATCGGCAAGCGCGTGCGCCTGTCGCGCGCCACGCGCGATGACATCGAACGGATCGCCGGCGGCTTCCGCGTCTCGGAAAAAGCCATGCGGATCCTGCATGAGATCGGCGGGCGCGCCGGGGCGCTGCGCAGCGTGGTCAAGACGCTGCGCCTGGCGGCCATGATGGTCGAGGGTGGCGGTGAGATTCAACCGATCCACATCGAAGCGGCCGCGCGCGATTTGGCGGGAGAGTGACATGAGACAACCTAAGAAGGCGTTCATGTATTGGAGAAGCGACGAGACCGACCTGCGGCGCACCTTCTCGCGCGTGCGCAAACGCGAGCGCGCGCAGGCGACTGCGCAGCCCACCGCCGGGCAGGCCGCCGAGCGCGATGCCGCCGCCGAGCGGTTTGCCGGCATGCAGCCGCTGCTGCCGGCGCAGCTGCGCATTCAGCAATCCATCGACCAGGAAAACAAGGGGGATCAGATGCAAAAGGCTCAAGCCAACGGCGATCAGCAAGGCGTGCGCTTCGCCATCGAGATGGCGGCGTTCAGGTATTCGGAGGCGAGGGCGCGCCTCAACACGCTGCTGCAGGAGCTCGAGGAGGAGATGAACGCGCTGCGCGCCTCGCGCATGGCCGAAATCACCACCGCGCTGGCCGCTGCAGAGTCGGTGCGCGACGAGATCGTGCGCATCGTCGCGCAAAACCCCCAGGAGTTCGAGCGGCCGCGCACGATCGTCGCCTACGGCATCAAGATCGGCTACCAGAAGGGGCGCGGATCGATCGAATGGGACGACGACGCCCGGGTCTGCGCCGCCATTCGCCGCCATTACCCGGATGCGGCCGACACGATGATCCGCGTCAAGGAGCAGCCGGTTCGCGCCGCGCTCGCCACGCTTCCGGCCAAAGATCTGCAGCGGCTCGGCGTGCGCGTGATCGAAACAGGCGATGAGATCGTCGTGCGCGCCTGCGACACGGATCTGGAGCGCGCTATCGCGCGCATTCTCGATGTGGAGAAAGCAGATGCCAGGGTCGACGCCTGAAGCCGGCGGCCTGAAGGCGAGAGCGTGGACGCCTGATGAGGACGAGACGCTGCTGACGATGACCGCGCGCGGCATGACGCAGTCGGAAATCGGCCGCGCCCTCGGCAGGAGCAGGCGCTCGGTGATGTCGCGGCTGCACGTGCTACGGCACCTGGAGCAAACCGGGGTCGGGCGCCCCAGGGATCGCGCCTGCCTGTGCTGCGGCGAGACCTTCAGATCTTCAGGGCCCCACAACCGCCTCTGCCCGGTATGCCGCCATGGCGACGGCGGTTTGCCCGAGGCCCGTCTGCTGATATGAACGCGGCGAGCATCGAGCGCAGCGAGCGGCTGCGGCGGGTCCTCGAGGTGCTGTCCGACGGCGCCGAGCACAGCACCTACGAGATCGTGCAGGCCGCGCAGGTCTGCGCGGTCAACAGCATCGTCGCCGAACTGCGCGTCAACGGCTGCCGTATCCGCTGCCAGCGGCGCCAGGACCGCTGGTACTACACCCTCGAGACATGAAAGACAGGCGCGCCCGCATGATTGCCGCCGTGCACGCCGCCGCCCGCCAGCTCGGCATGGACGACGAGACGCGCCGCGCGGTGCAGGCGCGCGTCGTCGGCAATGCCTCCTGCGCGGACATGGACGAGGGTCAGCTGGCGCAGGTTCTGGACGAGCTGCGGCGCAGACTGCGCCGCGGCAATCCTCCGGCTGCGGATCGCGCCCCGCTGCTGCGCAAGGTCTATGCCCTGCTGGGGCGCCGGCCGGCAGCCTACGCTGAGGGGATACTGCGCCACATGTACGGCGAGCGCGCGCCGCACCGCCTGGAGTGGGCCACCCCAGATATGCTGCGCAAGGTGGTGGCCGCGCTTGAATACGACCGCCGCAGGCACGCATGTCCAGAATCGTCGAAGAGCTGATCGAAAACGGCGTCGCAGACGACGACATCGCGCGTCTGCTCGATGCGATCGGCGGTCTGCCGGTGTACGTCCCGCAGCAGATCGGCGAGGAACATCCCATCGCAAGACATGGCGGCGGCACCGCCGCCTCGGTTCTGTCGGCCCTCTACGGAGGCAGCAGAATCGTCATGCCGCTTGGTGCGGCTTTCCGGCGTGAGCGCCTGCGCCGCCGCGTGCTGGAGCTGCGCGCGGCCGGGCTGAACCATTGCGAAATCGCCCGCCGCCTGGGCATGCATCTGCGTCAGGTGCAACGAATCGCCAGCGGCCAACGAACGGAAATCCAACCCGCGGGCGGTCGCCTCTCGCAGAAGACGCGCCAGACCGAGCTCGATCTGGGCTGAGGAAAGCGACCAAAGTCGCAGGCGATGCGGCGCGCCGATTCGCCTAACGTGGCGGCGTGCGCAGCATCGATACCATCGTCATTCATTGCTCGGCATCGGCCAATGGCCGCTCGGTGACCGCGTCCACCATCGATTGGTGGCACGCGCAGCGCGGGTTCCGCCGGTCTGCGCCGTGGCGCGCAGCGCATAACCCGCATTTGACGGCCATCGGCTATCACTGGGTCATCGACGTCGACGGCATCGCGGCCACGGGCCGCCATATCGACGAAATCGGGGCGCACGCCATTGGCCACAACGCCAATTCGATCGGCATTTGCATGGTCGGTGAAAACGCCTTCACCGCCGCGCAGTGGGAGTCCATGCGCAACCTGATCTGCTCGCTGGCCTGGTTGCTAGCCGAGCGCGCCGGCCGCGCAATCGCGCAGGAATCGGTTCCAGGATCCGCGCAGGCCATCGAGATGCTGCGCGAAATCGGCGTGCGCGTGCTCGGCCACCGCGATCTTCCCGACGTCAAAAAGACCTGTCCTGGATTCGACGTCGGGGCCTGGCTGTTGCACGGCATGCAGCCGCCCATCGGCCACCTTCTGACAAGCGAAGACAACCATGACTGAAGCCTCACTGCTGCTGATTTTCCTCGGCGGGGCCGCCATGATTCCGGTGACCTGGGGTTTTTACCTGTCGGTCATGCACCTGAAAGCGGCGCGCGATGCCGGCATGCTGACGCCGGCGGCCAAGGCGCTCGGCTATCCGTGGCTGGCGGTCGGGCTCGTCGTGGATGCCGTCTTCAACGCGGTGATCGGCACGGTGCTGTTCGTCGAGCCGCCGCGGGAAGTGCTTTTTACGAGCCGGGTCTCGCGCCATGCCTGCGGCGCCGGCTGGCGCGCCCGTCTGGCGCGCTGGATCTGCAGCGAGCTGCTTGACCCGTTCGATCCCGCCGGGAGGCACTGCAAATGAGTCCGATCTGGGCGGTCATCGGGCAGATCTTTCATCCGCTGGCGCAGCTCATCGATCGCGTCCACACCTCCGACGCGGAGCGGATGGAGCTGCGTGCACGGGCGCTGGCGCTGCAGGGCGAGCTGGCCGGACGCCTGCTCGACTACGAGGCGCGCCTGATCGAGGCGCAGACCAAGGTCATCGCTGCCGAAGCGCAGGGAGCGAGCTGGCTGCAGCGCAACTGGCGGCCGATCACCATGCTGACCTTCCTCGCGCTCGTGGTGGCGGATGCCTTCGGGCTGACCACCTTCCGCTTATCCGATGAGGCCTGGACGCTGCTGCAGATCGGCATGGGCGGCTATGTCGTGGGCCGCAGCCTGGAGAAGCTCACGCCGCAGATCGCGCGCGCGCTGTCGGCCGGAGTGGACAACCGCAAGGCCGATCAGTGATGCAGGGCGATCCCGAGGATTTGCTGTTGCACGCGGCGGTCATGTTTCTGCTTGGCTTGGCCGCCGGCGTATTGCTGGCGCTGCTCGCGTAATGGACGTGATCTACATCCCATGGCCAGTGGCGGCCGGCGGAGCGACCGCGCTGGTCGGCCTGGTCTTCGCACTACTGCGCTGGTTCTCGCTGCGCATGCTCGCGGAAATCGACGGGCGCCTGCGGCGCATCGACGACGTGGAGTCGCGCTTCGAGAAGCTGTTGGCGGAGCTTCCTTTGCACTACCAGCGGCGCGATGACGCCATCCGCGAATACACCGCCATCAACGCCAAGCTGGACCGCCTCTACGAATTGATGATGCGCGACAAATGAGCAAGGACCCTGTGCGCAATGCGATCGATCTGGCGCGCGCCGAGCGCGAGACCCTGCGCTGGGTGCTGCTGACTGCGCTGTGGCACGCGCGCCCGTATGGGGCGCTCGAAACCGTCCTGCTGCGCACCGCGCACGACATCCCGCTGAACGTCACCAGCGATCTGGTGCGCCGCGAGCTGGCATGGCTGGAATCGCATGGCCTGGCGCGCACGCGCCGCGATGCCGTCTGGCATGCCACCATCAGCGCGCTGGGCGAGGATGTCTTCGATCATCGCGCCGCTGCGCCGGCCGGGCTCGCCCGTCCGCCGAGGTGGTGATGCCGGCGCGGCAAAAGATCACCCGCATGCCGCCCGCGGTGCGCGCGTGGATCGACCGCGCGCTGGTCGACCGCGGGTTCTCCGGCTACCGCGAGCTCGCTGCACTCATCAGGGAGCGCACCGGCATCGACATCTCGCCGACCGCCGTGCACCGCTACGGGCAGAAGCTGGCGCGCAAGCTGGCCGCCATTCGCGCCTCGACCGAGGCGGCGCGGCAGATCGCCGAGGCCGCACCGGACGATGCCGACCTGCGCTCGGCGGCGGTGATCTCGATCGTGCAGAGCGAGCTTTTCGAGGCGCTGCTGGCGCTGCAGGAGGCCTCCGAAGCAGACAACCAGGCCGACCGCGTGAAGCTGCTGTCGCAGGCGGCGCGTGCCATCGCCGAGGTCTCGCGCGCGAGCGTTGGCCAAAAGCGCTGGCAGGACGAGGTGCGCGGAAGACTCGAAGCGCTCGAGGCGCAGCAGGACAAGGGCGGCCGGCGGCTGGATGCCGAGACGCTGAAGCGGGTGAAGGAGGCGCTGTATGGCTGACGGCGCGGCCGTCCTTTACCCGTACCAGCGCCGGTATCTGGCCGATACGTCCCGCTGGAAGTCGGCGATGTGGAGCCGGCAGACCGGCAAGACCTTCACCACCACGCTGGAGGCGGTGCTCGACTGCCTGGAGGCGGAGACGGCCGGGCGCGCCCGGCGCTGGACCATCATGAGCGTGTCGCAGGCGCGCGCGCAGGACGCGATCGAGACAGCCAAACAGCATTTGCGCGCCGTTCGCGCGGCGTTCGAGGCCGTCGATCAGCCGCTGGATGTGGAGTTGATGAGCTATGAGGTGCGGCTGCCGCATGGCAGCCGCATCCGCGCCATCGCCTCCAAACCCGAGACCGCGCGCGGCATGACAGAGAACCTCATTCTCGACGAATTTGCCCACCACCCGGACGACCGCGAGCTGTGGCGCGCGGTGCTGCCGGTGGTGTCCCGCCCGGACCTGAAGCTGCGGGTGATCTCCACACCAAACGGCAAGGGCAACCTCTTCTACGAGATCATGACCTCCGGGGGCTTTGCCGATCTGTTCTCCAGGCACATCGTGACGATCCACGACGCGGTGGCCGATGGGCTCGGCCGCAACATCGCAGAGCTCAAGCGCGCGATCGCCGACCCGGTGGCCTGGGCCCAGGAGTACGAGTGCGAGTTCGTCGACAGCGCCACGGCCTGGCTGCCCTACGAGCTCATCGATGGCTGCGAGGACGCGGCCGCCCCTGGGGAATACCTCGGCGGCCCGTGCTACGTCGGCATGGACATCGCCGCGCGCGGCGACCTCACTGTCATCGCCGTGCTGGAGGATGTGGCGGGCGTGCTCTGGCTGCGCGAGATGATCGAGATGCGCGGCGAGCCGTTCGCCCGGCAGCTTGCCGCACTCGATGGCGTCATGCGCGACTACCGCGTCATGCGCGCCGCGCTCGACCAGACGGGGCTGGGCGAAATGCCTGTGGAGGAGGCGCGGCGGCGGCACGGCGCCTACCGCGTCGAGGGCGTGATCTTCTCGCCGGCGCGCAAGCTCGATCTGGCCACCGCGCTGCGCGAGCGGATGGAAGACAGACGGCTGCGCATACCCGTCGGCAGGCATGACCTGCGCGCCGATCTGCACAGCGTCCAGCGCGTGGCCGGCGCCACCGGCGCCCCCAGGCTCGTAGCCGAGCGCGAGGATGGGTCGCATGCCGACCGCTTCTGGGCATTGGCCCTGGCCACGGCGGCGGCCAGCACCGAGCGGCCGGACTACAGCCTGTGGCAGACCTGCGGGCCGGCCGCCTCCTCGCGCCTGACAGCGCCTGCACCGCGGCGCGCCGGCTGGGGCGCGATCGTGCATGGACCGGCGTGGGAGTACTGACATGGCGGACCGCGGGCCCAATCCGCTCGAGATCGCCACCACCCGCGACGGCCGCGACATCACGCGCGGCTATGTGGACGCGCTGCCGTATCTGCCGCCGACCGATCGCATCCTGCCGCTTGCGGGCGGCTGGCGCGGCTACGAGGAGCTGCTGCGCGACGATCAGGTGACGGCCACCTTCGCGCAGAGGCGCATGGCCGTCGTGCGCAGGCCATGGTCGGTCGAGCCTGGCGGAGACCGCCGCATGGATCGCCAGGCCGCCGAGCTTGTGCGCGCCACGCTCGCGCGCCTCGACTGGGACGCCGTTACCGACCAGATGCTGTATGCCAGGTTCTTCGGGTTCGCCGTGGCCGAAATCCTCTGGGCTGCCGACCGAGACGGCATCCGCATCGAGGATATCCGCGTGCGCGACCGCGCGCGCTTCGCCTTCGCGCCGGACGGCACCCTGCTGCTGCGCACGATGGCGCGCCCGGAAGGCGAGCCTGTGCCTGAGCGCAAGTTCTGGGTCGCGGCGGTGGGGGCCTCTCATCACGATGAGCCGTACGGGCGCGGGCTGGCGCATCAGCTGTACTGGCCCGTGTGGTTCAAGCGCCAAGGTGCGCGCTTCTGGGCGACTTTCCTAGAGAAGTTCGGCGCGCCGACCGCCGTGGGCCGATTCCCGGCCGGCACCGACGCCGGCGAGCGGGCGCGGCTGCTCGAGGCGGTGCAGGCGATCCAGACCGATGCCGGCGTGATCCTGCCGGAGGGCATGGCCATCGAGCTGCTGGAGGCTTCCCGCAGCGGCGCGGCGGGCCACGGGGAATGGATGAGCTACTGGGACCGGGCCATCGCCAAGATCGTGCTCGGCCAGACGATGACCACCGAAGACGGATCATCGCGCGCGCAGGCGCAGGTGCATTGGGACGTGCGCGAGGACATCGTCAGCGCCGACGCCGACCTGATCTGCGAGACGGCCACGCGCACGTGGGTGCGCTGGCTCATCGATTACGCCATGCCCGGCGCGGCCTACCCAAGGCTGTATCGCGAGATGGAAGATCCGGAGGATCTGAGCGCGCGCGCCGAGCGCGACCGGATCATGTTCACGATGGGCTGGCGCCTGAAGCCAGAATCGGTGGCCGCCATCTACGGCGACGACTACGAGCCGGCGCAGCAGCAGTCGCAGAATGACGCCACTGCATCCGCCGCACGGCTGCAGGAGGCAGGCTCCGGCGCCGATGCGACCGACCTCATCGCCGCGCGCCTGGCGCAGGAGGCCGCCCCCGCCTGGTCTGCCGTCATGGACCATATCCGCGGCCTCGTGCAGCGCGCCGCCTCGCTCGACGAGCTGCGCGATGCGCTGCTGGCGTCCTACGCCGACCTGCCCGGTGACCGGCTCGCCGAAGTGATGCAGGCCGCCTTCGCCGTGGCGCATCTGGCTGGCATCTACGACCTGCAGCAGGAGTCACACCGGACATGAGCGCCATCGGCACGCATGGCCAGCGGCTGGATCTGCGCATCAAGCAGGGAGCAACCTTCCGCGCGCAGTTCACGGTGCAGCAGAGCAACGGCTCGCCGGCGGATTTGACCGGCGCGATCGCGCGCGCGCAGATCCGCGCCAGCGCCGATGCGGCCGCGCCGGCGGCCGCCTTCACCACCGCCATCACGCTGCCCAACATCATCGAGCTGTCGCTGACCGATGCGCAGACCTCGGCGATACCAGTGACCGGAGCGCAGCAGATCTACGTCTGGGACATGGAGATCGTCTGGGCAGACGGCACGGTCGACAGCCCGTTGTTCGGCACGGCGATCGTCCGCGCTGAGGTCACGCGATGAGCGACTACACGATCATCGTCCAGCAGCCGCCGCAGGCGACGATCACGACGGCCGCGTTGCAAGGTCCGCCAGGGCCGCCTGGGCCGCCCGGAAGCGCCGGCGCGCAGACGTTGACGCTCCAGGCCGGTGTCGCGCTCGGCGGTCACCGCGTCGTATGCGTCGATTCAACGGGTCAGGCCATCTATCCTGACAGGAACAATCCAGCGCACGCTGATGCCGTTGTTGGCATCACGACAGGCGCGGCATCGGCAGGCGCCAACGTCACGGTGCTAGCGTCAGGCGAGATGACAGAAGCGTCGTGGTCGTGGAGCCCTGGCCCGCTATGGGTTGGCAATACTGGTCTGTTGACTCAGACGCCGCCAACGTCTGGATGGTCGCAGATTGTTGCAATCGCCATATCGGCGACGAGGATCGTTTTGACGCTGCGGCAGGCCATTTTGCCGTCTTGATCTGAAAGGAGGAAGTCATGCCCGCCAAGAAATACTTGTCCCACGTCTCAGGCCGCATCCAGGAGGTGCAGGCCACCGTCACCAGTGCCGGCGCAGCCGATGACGGCAAGATCGTCGCTCTCGATGCGACCGGCAGACTCGACCTCTCTGTCATGCCGACTAACGTCGGACCGGATACCGCAACCATCCAGGCGAGCGAAAACCTTGCCGCTGGCGACTTCGTGAACATCCACAACGTCTCTGGCAACCCTCGCGTGCGCAAGGCCGATGCCGCTACCACAGGCAAGGAGGCGCACGGGTTCGTCTTGAGCGCCGTCACCAGCGGCAACAACGCGACGGTCTATTTCGAGGGACAGAACACACAAGTCACCGGCAAGACGCCCGGTGCTCGCCAATACTTGTCCGCCTCGACGCCCGGTGCATCTACCGAGTCGCCACCGACCGGCAGCGGCAACGTCGTGCAATTCCTCGGTGTGGCTGTCAGCGCGACTTCGATCACAACCGAGATCGAGGACGGCATCGTGCTGGCATGAAGATCTTTGTCACCAACGAGATTGATGTACCGACGCAAGCACAATTTGACGCTCTTGTGCTTGCGATTAGCGGCCTAAAAGCGAGCGTCCAGAGAATGGAGAGTCAGATCATGGGAATCCAGGAATCGATGGCGCGCATGCGCCAAGAAGTGGAAGAAGCCAAGGGCGCGGCCGCGAGCGCCAAACTTCTCATCGAGAACATGGCAGCCCGCATTGCGGAGCTTGCGCAGCAGGCCGCCGCAGGTCAGGCTGTCGCTGACGAGCTTGCCAATCTCGCGCAAGAACTCAGCGACAACACCGACTCGCTTGCGGAAGCGGTCGCAGCCAACCCGCTTGACGAAGGGGGCGGAGGTGGTACGGGTCCGGTGGTTGCTTAGCGCGCTGCTCGCGCTTCCTCTGTCGGTCGCCGCTCAGCCGTCGTGCGTTCCCGCGCCCTTCGGCAGCGGAACCGGCTTCGTCATCAAGAGCGACGACAAGGCGCGAGCTTTCGGGTGGTGGTGTCCGAGCCAGTACGAACCGGCGAAGTCAGTCATCTACAGTGGAACGCTCTCATCGTTCGTTCCGGACTGGGAGTCCATCGCGTACACGCTCGCCAGAGGAACACAAGCCGACTGGGCGGCGGCGCACCAGAAGTATGCGACGCAGAAGTTCCAGAAGGACAAACAAGGGCGCACGCTGATCCCGCAGGACCAGTGGCCGACCTTCCAAGCTGTCCGTGATTCTCTATTGGCATCCCGTCCGCCTGACCCAGTGTGGAAGGTGGCGCCCAACCCTGGCTACACGACACGTCCAGCGTTCGCCTACAGTGACGGCAAGCGCGCCACCACGGCTACCGCTCGTGCCACCGTGGACGCACCATGCTACTGCGACACGCGGGATGTGGTCGGCTCCACCGTCTACTGCGCGGTCAACAAAGAGCGGACATGGATGGCGATCTGCACGAAGCGGAACTGAATTGTCGCGATCTGATTGAGACTGCGCTCGCTGAGGCTCGGTCTATTCGACTGAGTGCTGTACAGAGGAAGCACGTCAGCGAGCGCAAGGCAACACTGAGGCTTGCTCAGATCATCGAGGAGCTTGTCCGGTACGCGCAGGATCGTGATCGCGCTCTGGCAGACGCTGTCGAGAAGAACGCGAGATTGATGGCGATGCTTGAACATGCTGCTCGATCCGGGTGACGATCCAATCGACGTGCTCAAGCGCGTGCTCGATGCATGGAGGGCGCGCGCCAAAGCTCCCGTCGGCGAGTATTACCTGTACACCATTCGATTCGGCCAACTCATGGACGAGGTGGAGGCGTGGTTAAGCGCGCAGACTACCGACGCAGCACAGTAATCGTGCGGCGTGGCGCTGTCAGCAGCGCAAAGGTGCGCACGTCGTACGCATCCGGTGGAGGCACCGCAGGGAATGCGCTTGTCTTCCCGAGCAACGGACAGAATCCGCAGAGCACCATCGTTGCATTTCAGTTCACCGGGTCGAACTTAGTGCCTGGTACTCCAGCGACGATCATCTGGCGCTACAAGCCGGTTCAGCAAACTGGCTATTACACGACTTTCTTTCACGCTTGGAACGACAACGCTTTCGTTTCTGACACTACCTATTACGGGTGTCATCCATATCCACCCGGAGGAGAAACCGGGACCACACATAACTGGGAAATTTCAGCAAACGGTTACGACTTCATTGAGGATGACAACGGCAACTCGACCGTGGTCACGAAAGGCCAATGGTACACGCAAGCCTGTGTGGCCAAGCGTGTGCCAACCAATGCTGCACACATCAGGTTCTACTGGGATTTGACCGTCAGCACAAACAGGGTCATCTCATACCAATATCCGAACGGTAGCGCCGACCAGTTCGCTCCGAACGGCGGATCATCTCGCACACCTGCACTTGTATTCGGTGATGCGCCGTGGAACATCAGTAATGAACGTCTCAGCGGTTCACTTGGTCAGGTGAAAATCTTCAACGCTGAACTATCGCTTACAGATATTCAGGCCGAAGCGGCCAACATGAATCAGATCGTCACGTCCGCTGGTCAGTCTGCCCGATGGTGGTTCAAGCCGGGCTTCACCAGCGTTGATGATCTCACTGATTCCGTCACCGGAAAGACTGCGACCTGGTTCAACTCGAACAAGGCAACACTGGGCGAGCAGTTGTAGATGGCGAACTTTTCCCACGTCCAGTCAGCGAGCAATCAGGGCGACCCTGCAAGTGCGACGTTTGCCTCGACGCCTATCGAGGGCAACCTGCTTGTCGCGCAGGCATCGGACCGCAGTGGTGGTAGCGCAGCGAACTTCACGATCAGCGGCAGCGGCTGGACGCAGCGTGTCGCGCGCACGATTCTTCCATCAGATACGACCTACCGTCGCACCTTCGTCGTCTGGACGAAGATCGCGGGCGCGAACGAGCCGACCAACGTACAGGTCGATGACGGCACGTCCAACACGAAGGCTCTGCTGATTTCCGAGTTCGCTGCCGACGCATCAGGCACATGGACGTTCGAGGCAGCAGTCAGCAACGACAACGGTGCCACAGCCGACGCCACTTCGATCAGCCCAGGAACAACGGGCAGCATTCCTGCCGGAGACCAGCTACTCATTGGTTGCGTCGGCTGGAAACAGGGCGGCCAAAGTGACGCCTTCACGTGGTCGTGGGCGAATAGCAATCTCGCGCTCGATGCTACGTTGCAAGCTGGCGTATTTGGGCGCGGCCATGCAATAGGTCATCTGAAGGAAACCGCTGCCGGGACAAAGACGACGACGGCAAGTTTCACGGCTGGAATGACCAGCAACGACGGTTTGGCCGCTGCGCTGCTTGTCTTCACGTTCAGCAGCGGACCCAGCGCGACCGTCAATCAGGCTGCCTTCCGCTTCGGCGTAGACGACGGCTCTGAATCCACACACGGCTGGCTCGCCGTGCAGAACTCGAACGTCAACGCTTCAGTCGGAGACACGGTTCTGCTGCGCTTTCTGCTGCAAGCCTCCGGTGATCCGGCGTCGTTCGCGCCGACCCTGCGCGCGCAGAAGAACGGTGCCGGAGGGTTTACCGCTGTGCCAGTTGGGTCTGGCCAAGCAGAGCAACTGTCGCAGCCGACCTATGGTGCCGTCGGCACCGGATCGAGCGGTACGACAAGCTGCACGCCTTCGTATCCGACAGGAATCAGTGCGAGCACGTCCAAGCTGATCTGTGTCGTCACCGGCCGCAGCAGCACCGCCAACACCGTGCCGACCATGCCGTCAGGGTGGACGCGCATCGGCGGGCTGGAGGGCGGAACAGGCACCTGGGGCGTCGATACCGGCACCCGGCGCGTGGACATCTTCATCAAGGACGTGACGACAGGATCGGAATCAGGCACGGTCACCGTCAGCCTGTCCGGGGACGCCAACAACACGCTGCGCGCCACCATTCACCGCATCGAGGTTGCGGCTGGTGCTGTGCTTGACGTTCAACTTGCGACCGGAGCGGACACCTCAAACGATACGAGCTACAGCGCGACAGCAACAACATCTGTGACGCTCGATAGTAACAGACTGGTTCTGATTGCGGTGGCGCAAAACATCGACACAGGAACGCAAAGCAACAAGTCCATCACCGCAAGCGGTATCACATTCGGCACGCTGACGAACCGCGCGAGCACAGCGGTTACGAACGGCAACGACCACCGGCACATCGTCGATACGGTGCCTGTCAGTAGCGGCAGCGGCACGGTTGCGCCAACCTATTCCTACACGATCAGCGCGGCAGGCTCAGGTCCGACAGCGTTCCTCGTCATGCGTTCGCGCGTGCCGGAGGTCGTCAACCAGTTGTACGTCGCCCCGAGCGCCAACATTGCGTCGGGCGGGGAGGCTACGACGCAACGCTTGACGGGCGGCACCGGCACGTTCCTGACCGGGCGCCGGTGGGATGACGAGAATGGCTCTGATTCGCTCGACCTTGGGGCAGATCAGAACACGGAGGTCGAGTGGGCGCTGAAAACACAGTCTCCGGCGGCCAACGGTGATTACTGGGACTTCCGCGTCTATGCTGGTGCGAACCCGTTGGACAGCTATACGCAGCAGCCGAGATTAACGCTCGGCGCACCAACGCCCAGATCACTATTCCCGCGCCGCAGGCGACATACATTGGGTGTACTTTCTCACTTCTAGGAGAACATCATGGCAGGCATCTACACAGTCAGCTTCGATGGCGTATCTGTCTCGGCCGCGCAAGATTTGTTCGCTGTCGTCGCACCCAGTAACACTGCTATCGTTCTGCTTGGCTTCGAGCTTGGCGTTGGTGGCGGTACTGCGGACGCTGGCGACGCTCAGGAAGAACTTTTGCGGCTGAGAATCCGCAGCGGCCAGACGACTGCGGGCAGCGGTGGGTCGTCTGCACCCCCTGTCAACACGACTGGCGGCGGCGGTGCGTCATCCTTCACCGCTCGCGTCAACGACACGACCCAAGCCAGCGGCGGCACCATCGTCGTCCACTGGACCGGTGCGTTCAACCCAAGGGCCGGGTTCGACAAAGTGTTCACGGACCTTCAGCAGATCGTGCTGCCTGCCGGACGCAGAGCGACCGTTGAGCTTGTTGAGGCGCCGGCGGACGCACTGCTGCTGAGCGGCACTCTCTGGGTTCTGGAGCGCGAGTAATCGATGCCGCTGTTTAGGCGGCCACCGCCTCTATTCCCGCGTCCGCAGCGGAGGCGCAGTGCGCCGTTCGGCAAGACGA